GATGGATACAGAAGAAACGCGCTTGATGAGCAAGGCCGGATGGATCCCACTCAGGTTGTGGTTTATCCACCGGCCACGCACTTTGTTCTTCTGCCTTTATATGACAGGATGAAGAAATTACCCAACACTGGTATTGACAAACTACATAGCAGGGCGACTGAATGTAGTGTAGACAGGGTCTCTAGTTTGTTAATTCCCGAATGGTTGATTAGTGATACTGTTGCTCATAGACGAGCACAATTGGCGAGAGCAGAGGTTTTGCATTTTAATACTGAGGCAAATATGATGTTGACTAAGTATGGAGGTGCTGTTGGCCGAGGTGATTTGCCTTTTGATACTCAGTTGCAGCATTGCTCAACCCAAAAATTTGGGTTTGTGCATATAAATCACAAAAGACTTAAGGATCTACCCACGTACCCCGTTCGAGACGATTTTACGGTGATAGAGGGTTCTCAGCATATGGATCAAGATGGGCGTGTCGTCTTTCCAATTGCGGAAGGTAAACTTCGCGAACAGTATTCCACTCGTATTACTGGTTTTCACGGTTTGAATCAACCCGTTGGCCATTTTTATGCGAATGATGCTGGTGGAGTTAACCACGGGTGTAAACGGGTGTTGGGTTGTAAAGAATCATTGGAGAATGAGCTGAAATTGCGTGGTAACGCCAAGAGTTTGGGTTTGAATATCATGGCTCATGAAGGTGTTTTAGACAGGTTTGCTGTGCATCCTGATATTGGACATTTTCATGTTCGGGGTGACTACGAGCGTAGTTCCACGAGTAATAGAACATGGTGGACAGGCAAAGACTTTAGTGACCACGTGAAGTGTTGGAAGTTGATGACTCAGCGAGATCCAAGGATTAATGTGAATCATCCTCAGGCTTATCCAAGAACTGATAATTCGGCATGCAGTCGTTTCATCGCAGCTAAAGCGCACAAGTTGGCATTAGGTTGCCAGCGGTATCAAGTGGGACGTATTCTTGATGGTGTACGTGGAGGGTCGCAGTGGGTGTATTATAAGATCATGGCGACATGGTTGGATGTGTACCACAGTGCCTTTACGCGACAAGCCATTAGTAATTTACCTCATTTGAAGCGCAAGTTGCGGCAAGCTTATTTTAAGGGGGTTCGATATCACGATTCTGATAATATTTTGATGGATCGGATGAAAGCCGCTGTTAAGAATGAGCTTAGTAAGTTTGGGAAAGCTCCGCGCTTATACCAACAGATGGGACGTGGCTGCTTGTATGCTCCAGACTTGGTTGAGGCTGCTAAGGTGTTGATAGATGGCATCCACGTGGAGAAATGTGGGAATGTCACTATGGTTGTGATGGTGTTCGGGAAGCGGAAGGATGGAGATTTGGAGAAATTGTTTAATGACATGTACGAGGCATTGAACTGTACTAACCTAGTCATGGCTGGGGTTTATAGCGATGACACTGTTATTGCTGGGAGCCTCAGCACTGCGACAGGGAAGGAAGTTTTTGCTTATAATGTTGACGTGTCGTCGAATGATTCATCCCAAGATCTTCCCGCTTTCCTTACGACATTCATGATTTTGAACCAGATAAATGATGACAGGGCGATTGGGTTGATAGAGCAGTGTATGAAACCAATCGAGATTAGAAACCCTGAAATATATGACCAGGTGGTCAGAGTGTTGTTTAACGGGCCCTTTGAGGGATCGGGAAGTACGTTAACAACCTTACTGAATCATGTGGGATCATATCTTATTTTGATGGGCACCTTATGGCATATGGCGAAGATGGTGGATGAGCCGGTTGGGCCGGGTCTTACTGTGGAACAGTGCGTTCGTTTGGGTGCTGCTGAAGTTGGCCATAGCGTTACGGTTGAAGATTGTAGCGATGGTAATGAAGTGGTATTTGAGCGTTTGACGTTTCTGCATATGCACCCAGCCCGAGTGGTTGAGCGTCCTGAGAAGAGTTGTATTGGGAATATTAGTGCAAGTGGTTGGATTCCTCGCATTGATATTGGGTGTATATTGCGTAAGTTTGGTTGGGTAGATGGATCACTTACGCACATCAAGTTGGGTATGGATGATAGCCCAGCGAGCATAGCAGCTTTTGCTGCAATGTCCCAGCAACAACAGATGGATGCTTATTGTGGGGGTGTGGTGCGAGGTTGGAAGAACGAGGCGTCCGATCCAATATTGGATGCTTTGCGAAGCAGATTTACAGGGACCGATCTTGGAGTAATCCAGGTCGAGGCATCTAAGGATGCTAGTAGATTTGCCGTTCGTGATGACCTCAATTATAGTGAGGTGGTGATTGACCCGGGTACATTGAGGAATCGCTACGATTTGTCGGATGCGGAAGTAGAAGCCATAGTTAGTGGTATCTCTTTAATGCATGTCGGAACTTTTGTAGTAACATCAGGTGTAGCCAAGATTTTGAAGGTGGCATATGGTATCTCCGAGGTATGTGACCCTAAAGATCAATGGGAGCGTGCTGAGCCAGTTGGCTTGCGTGCTAATCCCGCCCACTAAGCGCCACTACGACAGGGCTGCGGTAATCCTTGTCGTTAGATAGTGAGCGCGCATTTGAAGATTTTGGATGTTTGCGGTCTAAGTGAAGTTGTGTATGAACAGTGTTGTGTGAATGATTGTTTGTTTGTGTACATTTCCACTTAGCTTCAATTCCCTGAGATTTTTGTGCGTGCGATTGACTGTGAG